CTTCTGGACAAAGGCTAAACCCTTCTCTGTTAAGTCTTTTAAGTAAAGTTTTTTTACTCGGTCTTCCAAATTGTAGATAATTTTGATTATTTTCTCTCCAACTTAAAAATCTATTTATTGTTTTTTGTGCTACCATTATTATATTTTTTATGCAAAAGTAATGCTTTTTTTATTTATTGCACATAATTTTTCACAAAAGTAAAAAAAAATTATGATTTTATTAGTTTTTATAAAAAAATACCCCTTGCTCAAAGGGAATCAGCAAGGGGTATCCGATAGAATTGCTCTATCTTTATATTTATCTCACGCAAAGATACTTCTTTTTTTTTAATTCAAAGAAAAAAATGTATTTTTTGTGATTTTTTTTGGGCATAGTTAGAGCATATTAATAGTACTAAAGATTATAGTATATTATTTAAAGAAATAGAGGGTTCTCCCAAGAAAAAAAATCTAGGCAATTTGAATATTTTTTTAAAAAACGCATCTATCTTGTTTCTATTGGTAAGTTCGTTCATAAATTTCCATATACATTTCTGTACTTAGGAATATTTACTATCGTGTATTTTAATAGGAAACTGGGAAGCCCAGTTCTTACGTCATTGATCCTATTTTTTCCTCTCCTATCCCTGAAGGTATCTGAATTGTTAATCCTCGGAGGTCCTTACTTATTTAAAACTATCTAGTGAAATCTTATGAACCAGGGTTTCCCCTCAAACGTCAGGCACTAGAAATTTGTCTCAGTGAGATAAATTTGGCACAAATATACAACATTTATTTTATTTGTCAATAGCTTTATTTTATCTTTAGCCCAAAAGCAATACCAACACCAGGTTGTATTCCTTGTGGAGTAAAGGATAGGGTTGGGCCAGCTATTAAAGAAAATTTATTTCTTGCCTGTAAATATTGTATATGTTTCACTCTAACTGTGTCTCTCACAAGAAGGGTTTTGATTAAAGTATCTGATTTAACTATTACTTTATCACAGTTTGTAAGAGATGTTTTTAGGGCTACTACTAAGCTATCACAAACAGAATCTTTGCCTGCAATGTATCTTTCGTCTATCTTATATACAATCTCTTTAGATTTAATGTAATGGTCTTTTACCACATCTCTTTCTACTATCAAGGTGTCTACTTTTCTAGACAAACTGTCTTCTAGTCTTTGTATAATAGCTTCGTTTTGAACAAACTTATCGTGTGATAGCCACATATATACTCCTAGTAAAATAATAAGAATTATAAATATGTATTTCATTATTTAACGTATGTATAGTATTTAAATGTTTTTTCTTCTCTATCGGTTATTCCGTGGGTACCGCCATTGATTCTTTTAGTTAGAGCTAAAATAGTTTCTTTAGTTACACCTTTATCACATATGTCCCAAAGTTTGTTTTTATCAAAAAAGAATTTAGCAGACTCAAAAGAAAGCTCACCTGCAACTAAGTCAGGATTAGTCATAATATCAGGGTTATTCAAATAATCTGAAAATGCTTGATAGTTTGATTTACCTGTTAATTGTAAAGCTCCCCTACCTCTAAATTTCCAGCCATCTCCTGAAGCTTCGTCACCATTGCCCATTCTAGAAGAATAAACTTTGTTAGCAATTTTTTCAGGGGTTCTAGCATACTTAGGGGCAGTGGCAGCTGTAAAGTATTTGCCAAAGATTTTTACCAATCCGTCAGCAGAATAGTTTAAGTTTTCAGAGAACGCTTTAAAGTTTCCAGACTCATGTGCTGTTTGTGCAAAAAAGTGTGCAGCTCTCTCAGGGGTAAAACCGTAAAAAGCCATAGCAGCTTTCATTGTTCCAGGGCCAAACGCTCCATCAGCTGTTACCCCAATTTTTTCTTGTAATTTACTCAGACTCATTTTCTTCGTTTTTTTTATTATTAATAATGTTAGTAATTTTTTCTGTTGCAGCAATTCCAAATGACCCTAATACAAGCACTTCAAATGCTGTAAATATAAATTCATTTACAATCAGCTCTTTGCCTAAATATCCCGTTACAATATCTACCATTGCAAATAAGCACATCATGATAAAGGCTAAAAATCCTATTACAGATTTTTCATTAATGGAATTGTCATCGCAAAACATTTCTTTTAAGAATTTCATAATTTTAGTTTTTTTAATTTGTTATTTATTTTATTCAGTAATTGTAAACATTATAGTTGGCTTTGGATTAAATTGTATTTGTGGTAAATCTTTTATCCATTCAAATTCTTTATTAGTGCATTGACTAATTTCTTCTTCACTTATTATCCAATTATCTTCAATATCTTGAATTGGATTAAAATATGAATCTTCATCAAACAATTGATCTATTAATAATTCTTTCTGTGTTTCAGTTAATAAATATACTATCATACTTGTCTACTTAATGAAGTTTGGAAAGTTTGTATTGTTGTTCTTATATTTGATTCATCTGCATCTGTTAAACCATCTCCTATTGTTGCAAAAGCCAAATTTGCTAAGGAATACTCTGGCACCCCACCATTGCTACTTGCTAATAAAAAATTTATAGAATTTATTGCTGTACCATTAGCAGCACTAACAGTTATAGCACTTGTAGCTGGTCTATAGTATTTAAATTGACCACTAGTTGTTTTTGACATTAAAACCTGACCAAGTTTTGAACCAGCTAAAGCTCTACTTTGTTGGGACACTCCTAAAGTAGAGTAATCTAAACCTGAAAATTCTGGGTAAAATCTATTTGAAGTTCCTGGACTTGTTATTGTTCCCATTGGTGAACCTACTGTAAGTGCATTTCTAATATACATAGATAAATGTTTACTATTAATATTCAAAGTATTATCATTTAAAAATGTAGTTGCATAAGCATTTGATCCATTCCCAGTTATTCCATTTGAGGTATGGTTTACTCCCCCAAGAAATTGTAACCTAAATGCAGCATTTAAGTCTCTAGGATCTTTTAAGTTAAATTTATGAGTAGTGGCAGTTCCCCCTACCAAAGGATATATTGCTCTCATTTTAGTCCATACTCCAGCAGATTTAAAGCTGAGAACTAAAGTATTTATAGCTGATGTAATTGTAGGACTAGTTATTCCTGCTGCAGTCAAAAATGCACTTGCATCTGGATCAATTGCAGGTGTTTTTGGCATTAAAGAAATTAAACTATAATAACTCATATTTTTATGCTTCTGTTGCTACTCCTATTGCATCCCATCTACTATCAGTAGAATTATATATTAAACCTACATAAGTTGTTTTATTAATTACAGTAGTTGTTGGTAATGTTACTCCAATTGCTCTATAACCTCCAGTACCTGTTGTCCATGTTATTGCTCTAGCAGTACCATTGTCTTTTATTCTAATCATTAATGCTTGTCCTTGAACAGGTGTTCCTGTTGGTATAGCCATTGTTAGTGCAGCAGCTTGAGCTGTTATAACTACTATATTATTATCACTTGTTGGAGTTACTGTAGCAGAACTTGCTACTGATTGAACAGATAATGAGACATTTGGAGAGGCCCAACTACCATCAGCTCTTAAAAATTGAGTTGTATTATTGGCTAACTTAGGAGCAAATCCATGTTTAGTTGTACTTACATTATTAGTAGTAATATCACTAGTTGATAAGTTAGCATCTGTAACTGTAAATGTGCTATCAGCTGATAAGTTTGAAATAGTGCCATTAACTGTTATATTTCTACTTGTTGGCACTCCTCCTAAACCTGATAATGTTTGGTCCCCTGTATTTACCCCACTTGTGTTATTTATTACTAGTAAATTAGCATCAGTTACATATCTTTTATCAAACCCATCTGCAATATCGTCTGTAGTTGCATCTGTACTACTTGTAATTAATCCTTGAGAATCATAGGTTATTTTAGTTTTTGTATCTCCTGTAATACTTGCATTTGCAGTTACTTTTGAATCTACAGCACTTTTTACTAGGTTATTTGTAGGATATTTTATAGTGCTTGTATCTAAAATTGTATTTTCTTTATTAGCTTCATTTTCAGGAGTATAACCTAAAGAACCTATTACACTTGTTATAAATCCTTGACTATTAACCCATGATTGAGTAGCATATCCCACTAAAGCTGTTGTAATTTGTGTAGCCACTGCACTTGTAGTTGTAAAAACAATTGTAGCCCAATCATATACAGATTTAACACTTGGATATTTTGTATCACTAGCTTGGTCAGTATTTACATTAGTAGATTTATTAGCTAAATTTTCAGGAGTAAATCCTAGTACATCTTGTTTTGAAGCGGCCAATCCACTATACTGACTGTTTGTAGCATTATCGCCAGTGTTTGTCCCACTCGTATTGCCTAAAACTGTTAGTTGTGCATCTGTAATATAACGCTTATTTAAAGTATCTGCTATGTCTGCTGTTGTAGCATCTTCACCATTTGTTACAAGGCCTTTTGCATCGTATGTAATCTTTGTCTTAGTAGCTCCTACAATAGCAGTATTTTTTACAACCAATCCAGTTAAGTCTTGGTCACCAGTATTTATACCACTTGTATTCCCAATCACACTTAATTGAGAATCAGTTACATATCTTTTATTAGTTGAATCTGTAATATCAGCAGTTGTTGCATCTGCTCCATTTGTAACTAAGCCTTTTGTATCATAAGTAATTTTAGTTTTAGTTGCAGCGGTAATGTCATTATTTTTTACAACTAATCCACTCAAATCTTGATCTCCTGTATTACTACCACTTAAAGTTGTAATACCTAATATTGTTTTGATTCTTGAAATATCAAAATAAGATACTATAGCACTCCAAACAGGGAACTTAGTTGTACTGGCACTATCTGTAGTGGAGGTGGACTTATTAGAGGAGTCTTCTTTTAAGCCTATTGCAGTAGCTTGTAAAGTAGAGATAGGTTTATTTGCATCACTTGTATTGTCAACATTATTTAAACCTATTGCATTTTTATCTAAAGTTTGAAATGTTTTATCTCCTCTCCAATATTCAGAGGAAGTACCACTTGTTATAGCAGGTTCTTTGGTCAATAATCCCGCATTAACTGCATCCACAGTAGGATACTTTATAGAGCTAGGCGTTAAGTCATTTTGTTTATTTGCAAGATCTTCAGGAGTATATCCTAAAGCATCAGTTACATCTGAACTTAATAAATATACATCTCCCTGTCTGTTATTAAAAGAGTTTACTCCTGTTGAGGTATTAATAACTTTGTTAATCCATGTTTTAGAAACACTATCATAAGACAATACATCCCCTTCTTGTAAATTTTCAAAACTTAAACCTAATAAGTCATCTATATTTGGTGTAGATAAATTATAAAATCTATTATTTTGTGCATCCCAACCATAATATTTGCCATCTGTTTTAAGATAATAAATATAATAAGAATATCCAAAATCAGGAAGACTGTTTAAGAAATAAACCTGCATGGTCAAATTTTATTTTTTGGGAGTTTTTTTTATCGCTTGTGTTCTTATTAAAACTTCTTTCAAATTTGTCCAAATAGAGAATCCAAAGATAGATTTTATATTTTCATCTATACTCTTTGCTTCTACAAAGCATAAAGATATAGTTATCAATTTAGTTAATAAGTAATTATTTTGATAATGTAATTTTGCAAACTCGTTTATTAAGTTATAATCTATTATAAAAAATGTTAATACAGTTAATTGATAGAGTAAAAATTTGCTTATAATTACACTTGCTTTCCTGGATGTAATAGACTCCCACCCATCTAGTTTAATTGACTTGATAATTCCTAATATAGTATCCAAAAAAATCATGGCACCTACAGCTAATAATAATCCATATATAGGGGAAAAAAAGGCAACTATAGAAATTAATAATGTTTTTAACATCATTACTACATTAAATTCAGGTATTTTCATTATTTATAATTTTGCCTTTAATACTAAAGTGTTATTTAATTAAAATTTATTATTGGTGGTTTAGCAATATATTCAATAGTAGCTAAATCTTTTACCCACAATACATCTTCATATGTTGCATTTAAAACTTCTTCTTGGGATATAATCCAATTGTCATTAATATCTTGAATAGGATTAAAATAAGAATTACTAAAATAACGCTTTCCTATCAGTAAATTTTTTTGCTGCTCTGTTAGTAAATGTACTATCATACGTTTCTGCTTAATGTAGTTTCAAATATTTGTATAGCTGCTCTAAAATTAGCTTCTTCACTATCACTAAGTGCTTCTTGTATACTAGCAAACGCCAAATTTGCTTCAGAAAATTCCGCTCCAACTGTATTATTTGATGCTAATAAATAATAAGTGCCAAAGAAATTAGGTTCATCTGCTGAAGAAACCGTTATAGAAGAAGTTCCTGGTCTGTAATATTTAAAACTACCAGCAGCACTTTTGCTCATTGTAAAAAATCCCATTTGATTTCCTGCAATACTTCTACCAGATTGAGCAAGACCTAAAGTAGAATAGTCACTACCTGCAAACTCAGGATAAAATCTATTAGAAACTTGACCAAAGGCATCGATTAATCCCATTGGTGAGCCTATAGTTAAAACATTTCTTATATACATTGAAATAGATTTGTTATCACTTGCTAAATCAACTATATCATTTAGGTATGTTTCTGCATATCCATTGACTCCATTGCTTGTTATACCATTTGCATCATGAGTTATTCCCCCATTGAACGTTAATCTAAATGCAGGGTCTGAGTCTGTAGGATTTTTTAAATTCCATTTGTGAGTATTATCAGTGCCTCCAACTAATGGGTAGATAGCCTTCATTTTACTCCATATATTGTCAGCTTTCATTTGAACTACTAAAGTGTCAATAGCTCCTGAAATAGTAGCATCTGTAATTCCAGCAGCAGTTAAGAAAGCTTGTGCATCTGGGTCTAAAGATGGTCCAAAAAAATATGGATTAATTATCATCTAGTTCCTATTAAAGTTATTTTTAAACCTGTAGCAGTTCCATCTCCTATCTGGTCAATGTCTATTGTAATTTCAGCATCGTCAGTTAGGGAAGATGTTGCAATTGTAGCAGGTACTGAAGCTGTAGTACTTGTTTTTTGTGTATTATTCATAGTTAATAGTGTCCCTAAAATAGAAGTTCCATTTTGGTTTATATCAACTGTAAAGTCAAGTCCAGAAGATTGAGCAGTTGTTAAACTTGCTCTTACTTCAGTAAGTGTAAAAGCTGTTGGAAGTCTAAAAGTAACTTTTGATGTTCCAGGAGTTAAAGGAGTAAACTCATCACTTGCTGCAACCTGAATTTCAATTGGTATAGTTACTGTTTGTAAAACCCAAATAGCTGCTCCAGTAGCTGCACTAGTACATGTATAAGTACTATTATCATCCAATGTCCATAATGAACCTACACCATATCCTTTTGTATTATCATCATTAACTGTTGGAGTAACATTAAAATTATATAATGATTGTCTAATTCCAGTACCATTTCCATCCATTACATAAAGCCTTCCTGCTTCCCACTTTAACTCATAGCCAACTGCACAAATTTGAGCAATACCCTTAGTTCCCCCAAGTCCTGCATCTATAGTGCCCTCTCTTAGTCTTGAAGTGTTTGCAAAATACAATCCTTGTAATGTATCAAAATTTATATCATTAGCTCCAGATGCATTGCCTATTCCTAAAACACTTGATAAGTTTTGACTACCTCCACCACCTGCAGTAATCCAATCTCCCTGTTGATTTAAAACTAAATTTGCATCGCCTCCACTAGAAATACCTAAACAATTTTTAATTAGGCAACATAGATTTGCACAACTACTGTATAATATATTGTATAGTTTAGTACCTGCTGTGTAACCAAACATGGTTAAAATATCTGCTCTACTTAATCTGTTCATTTATTTAACTTTTTTAATATGTTTTATTTAATATAAAAATATCACTATATATTGAGTTCCCCGCATTATTACTTCCCCATTGTACAGTGACATCTAAAGTGCTAGGTATTGTAGTATCAAATGTAGTACTATTAACAACATTAAATGCGAATCCTTGAGTTGCTGCATTGGAAGTTTTAATATAATGAAACGAACCCAATGAAACAATAGAGGCTACAGTTGCACCACCTATTTGTCTAATAGTAAAATCAATATTTAAACTCCATACATCATTGATAATTGAATTTGTTAAAGTTTGCACTCCGCTATCTAATAATACAACACCATTTGTTCTAGACCTTATTCTAATAGTTTGATTATTTGCTGCATTCATAACTCCGCCAAACACAGCCCTAAAACTATCTCCTACTTGAAATCCATTTGCAGGTACTGTTAAAGTTCCTACACCTCCGTTAATCAATGTAGTTTCAACTGTAGTTCCTGTAATTGGAGTACTATTTCCTGTTTGAGCAAATAATCCAAATAAACCTTGAGGTCCTGAGTGAGTTACCCAATCTCCTTGTTGGTTTAATAATAAATTAGGATTACCTGAAGGACTAATTCCTAAGCAATCTTTAACTATACAACAAAAATTAGCACAGCTACTATATAATAAGTTATATAACTTTCTTCCTGCTTTATAACCAAAAAGATCTATAATTTTTTGTTTAGTCATTAGTTATTATTTATTTTAACACCCAACCCATTGAATAGGAATAGCTTGTATATGTTGTGGTACAACACTGAAACTTTGAAGATCATTATTTATAGTACTTCCTGTAAAAGAACCTGTACCACTACCTGTAAAAGGATGAGAGTGTATTCCTGAAGCCCCAAAAATAGCTCGTGCACCACAATCTCTCCCTCCATCAGTAGTTATACCTTCCCCTTGACATTGTAAAGGATCATTACCATCTATACCACTGTAAGCCCCACAACTATCAGGACAAGCATTACTAGCATTATACTCATAAAAGGCTTTATGTGTATGTAAACCTGCAGGATCAGTAGTTCCTGTAACATTAAAAGTAGCATTAGTGGTAAAAGATACTGGAGGAATATTACTATCATCTAAAGTTACTGAATTATTTCCTGAAGGAGTAGTAATTGCACTAGGGCCATATTTTATAAAGTTTCCTAAAACAGCAGGAACGGTCCCTATAACATTTATAGTACCATTATTACCGTTAGCAATAGCCCATCCTGCTACAGGTCCTGGAATTAAACCTAACCCTGTTACATCAAAATCTGTTTGTAATCCAAAATAAGGAAGGATTGTTTTTGGGGGAATTAGTCCATTTACTTTAAAAGTTTTGGAATTAGTAGTCTCAGTTAAAGTAACTCTAGTTGAATCACAGGCAGTTACAGTAACAGGTTTAGTTAAATTTAAATTATTTACTTGATTTTGTAAAGCAGTTAATTGAGTATTTAATGTTTGTAGCTGAGTACAATAAGCAGACTCAGTATCTAAAATACTTTGTAATACTGTTAATAAAGAAGTTTTAGTTAAATTAATACAAGGACTATTTTCTACTAAAGTTGACATATCTAATTGACTTTGGAGTAAGCCAATACAATTATCAAATTTAGCAATTACAGATGTAAGTAATTCTCCATTAGTAATGGTATTACCATTACATATAATTAAATCAGGACCAGAGTACTGAATTAATCCAGTATTGGTTTCTAAAGGGTTACAGTCTACACACATATTTTTTGTTTAATTAATTAAAAAGTACAGAAAGTAGTATTGTTAAAATTACTTAGAGCCAAATTAGTAACAGTAATTGTACTTGTTTTTATAGAGTTGTCAAAAGCGTCATTTGGGTCTACTTTACAAGGGGTATTGGCTTCCAATACCACTATCTCTAAATCAACTGTTGAATCAATAGTTGGATTAGCCACTGTTTTATCGTGATAAGTTCCTCCAGGATTTTTATCTACATTTATATACCATAATCCTTGGGAACCATTATAAGTAGCCCAAACACTATTTGGAGTATTTGAACCCCAAGTTAAAGGCTCATTTGAACCAACTACAGTTATAGATTGGATTGTCTTTAATGCTTGCCATCTAATATTAGAACCTCCTTGAGTAGCAATACAGCTATCTGAAAAAACTACAGGTGTTGCAAAGTATGTAGTTAAATCTTTGTAGCATCCTACATATCCTGTTCCAACACTTCCATTTAAAAATGTTTGTCCTCCAGTATTTTGAGCACCTTGCCATAAATAAATTTGAGCAGTTGCCCCACTTGTATTATTACAACCTACTGAATTACTATATCTTCTAAAATTATCTGCAAAAAAATACTCAGTATATAACGAGAAAGAAAAAGGTGTACTATCTGAACATTTTTGAACCTCTATGTTAACTCCACCTAGTCCAGAAGATTTAGCTTGTAAAACATTTGTAGGGTCTTTATCTACAACCATTGCCCAGCCATTTAATGTTTGGCTATAAGTATTTCCTCCAAAATTAGAAGGGTATGCATTTGAAAAAGTAGCGTTGTTTAAATATACAAAAGATACATTAGCAGTATTTGTTCCTACAACTTTTACAGAATGTATTTTAGAATAATATTCTGTTTTAGTTGACCCTCCTCCAGGATTGTAAACTTCATTACATCCGCAATGAAATTTAATTGGGATTACCCACTGAGTAGTGGAAAAACTTAACATATCTTCTGGTCCAACCTCATAAGAAATATAAGGATCTGAACTTGGATAATAAGAAGTAACCTCTGAAGGGCAACCACAACAAGTTTTATCAAATTCTGTAAGAGCTTCTAAACCCTTATTTATACATTTTTCTGCCATTTTTTTTATTTTTAGTCACAGTCGTTCCAACAGATTCTTAAATTTATAGTTGAATTAGGGTTAATGTCCGCACAGGTTTTATCTACAGTAAGGTACCAAATTCCATCTCTAACTACGGTAGTATAAGTACAACCCGTAGATGATAGTACTGTTATAGAACTAACTTTTAATATTTTACCTGCACAAGTGAACACATTTGGAATAACTGCTTCATACTTACTTAATGAAGGATTAGTTTCAGACCAACATAAATCATTTATATTTATGTTATAATTAGCTTCATTAGGATTGTCACAATCAACACATGGTCCGCATTCTGGAAGGTCACAAGGGATTGTTAATGTACTATAAAACAAAGTTGGGTCTCCATTGCAATCATCTATGTTTGAAGTTAATTGTAGTTCAATTCCACAAATTTCTGAAATGTCATTAGTTGAAAATTCTATTCTGTATCCTGCTCCATAAGTAGTTATTGTTCCTATTTGAACTCCATTTTTTATTACAGATGCTACAACTCCGATAGTATTTGTCCAACCTGGACAATTTATTGTATAGTCAGCTAGTATGGTAATACCCTCTAGGATTTCATAACAATCTGCTATTGTTACAGTAAAAGCATTTTCTTCTGGACAATCTGCACAACACTCATTTATGTCATTTTTTCCAAAAGTTCCTGAATAATTTTTAGAAACTCCGCAAACTGTATACCCAAATATTACACTAATCATGCCTACTGGCCAAGAACTTTCAGATGAAAGAATATGCCACTTATTGTTTATTTTTACAAATTTTAGTATATTTGAGGTACCCAATGTATTATCAGTGACTACTGCTCCTTCAAAATCAATATTATTTACATTTACACAACCATTAGATGTAATAGTAACTTCTACTGCACCACCAACGATTCCTTCATCAGAATAAGGAATATAGCAATCTGCAAATGTTATATTTAAGTCTAGTTCGCAATCTTCACAACATACAGGAATATCACAAGGAAAATCTTCAGTTAATTCTATAGTTTTTACTACTCCACATTCGTTATAGTCTACAGTATAGTTTATTTGTAGATTTTCAGAAGGTGAAGGAGGTATTTGAGCCATTCCAGAAATCTGATCTAGAGGTGCTGCAGGAGGCACTGTTCCTCTAATATTTATATTAGTTATATTTTTATTGTAAAGATAATTAAACGTCACCGCATCATATACTAAAACATTTCCATACTCTTCAGCAACATATATCTTTCCATCTAATACTGCTATTCCTGGAGGTGATATAGAATTTACAGAAAGTGATAGTGGTGAACTTGAGGCTACAAGTGCCTTTGTAATATAATTAAACTTTCTTATTATAAATACAGGAGTACTAGTAAAATTGCCCTGTAACATGTAAACATGTGTACCATCAAATGCAATATCATTTACACAACTATTTACCCCATAAAGAGCACTTATATCTGAAAATATAGTGTAAGTTAAAGTAGAGAAATTGTATTCTCTAATCTCATATTCTGTTGCAGGAAGAAGACCTCCAGGTTGCATTCCTTGAACCCAATCTACTAATACTAAATTATCACTTACTGCTTCTAAAGAAACATAAAATCCATCTTCATAGTCTGCACCAGAAGGCTCTGCTATCATTGTAAAGTTAGATAAAACTAATGTATTCCAATCAATATCATATCTACCTACAAATGAATAATCAATAGGAAATGTTCCTGTGGGGTCTGGTGCTGTAAACCAATTAATCAAAAATATTTTATTGGCAGTTACTGCTATATCGCCATCTCCTGTATTTAAAGGCACTGTAATGCTTCCGTCAACAGGGTGGTTATAAACTACTGTTGGAGGGAAAGTAAGCTTAAAAGTAGCATCTCCTGTATTTACATTATATTCATATATTTCTCTGGCAAATGACTTTCCAAAATATATCCTTCCATCATTTCCACAATTTAAAGCTTTAAAAGCATTTATATCTTTTACTTT